ATTTCCACTCATATTAGATGAAACAAATAACCAGTTAAGAGAACTGCCAGTAGGTGACGATCTTGATCTAACTGGTAACAATCTAACTGGACTGTCAACATTATCAACCACAGGTGGAATAACAGCAGGCGGAACTATAAACGGGGCTTTAATTACAGCAACCAACGCTACAGTAAGTGGCAATGTAGAAGCATTGACCTATACAGTAGGTGGCACAAACTTACTTGAATCAATTGATTTTGCTGACATCCAAAATGCTCCTACTATTCCTACAGATGTTAATCAGCTAGGAGATGTTGACGAATTACTAGGTGGCGGATTTAGTGGCGACTATAACGATTTAACAAATTTGCCAAGCATTCCAACTGATATACAAGACTTGACTGATAATAATAGTTTGATTCCTGATGATATAAATGATCTTACAGACGTAGATGGATTGCTAAGTTCAGGTGGAGCGTTTCAAACATTATCTGATACATTCCAATTTGCTAATAACGCAAACAAATTAGTAATAGTGTCAGCAGATGAGCAATCACTTGCGCCTATTACTATACAAACAGTGCTAGACAATATTAGTTCAGCACAGATAACAGGTGCGTTAGGATTCACTCCATATGATGATTCAAATCCAGACGGGTATATAAATGATAGTCAAGGAGTAGTTCAAGCATTAGGATTTGCTCCATACGATGACGCTAACCCTGCAGGATATATAAGCACAGTTACAGAAGCAGCAGTAACTGGCGCACTAGGATTCACACCTTACAATAATACTAACCCAGATGGATATATTAATAATGCCGCAGGTGTTATCAATGCCCTTGGATATACACCTTATGATGGTGCTAATAATTCCGAAGGATTCCTAACTGCTGAAGCAGATAACTTGGATAGTGTTGTAGAAAGAAATGATACTACTACAAGATCAATAAACACAGGAGCAGTAACTTCTACTGGCGCACTTACTGGTACTAACTTAGTAATGAGCAGTGGAGGCATAAATTTTAACCATAGTAATGCTGTAACTATAGATTCAGCAAGTGGCAACACAATTACACTTGGTAGCAACGGCGGTGCTGGAGTTGTTTTAGATTCGCCAACTTTCGTACAAATTAACAGAGAACTCCGCCCTAGTGGCACAGTAGGTTTAGGAAATGCTAGTAACTTCTTTAATAGTGCGTTTATTACTGATCTTACACTAAACACAATTAGTAGCACAAATACAGCATTAAGTTTGTCAACTACAGGCGCAAATAGTGTACTAACTTTAGACGCACAATCAGGTGTTAGAATAGGTCCTAATGCTGATTATGTAGAATTACCATCAGGAACAACTGCCACTCGTCCATCTAGTCCTAACGTTGGCTCATTTATGTATAATACTGACGTCGGACGCTACTTTGAGATTTATGATCCAAACAGATTCTTCGTTAACAGTGGAGGCAGTGGATATAATCAAGGCGGCTGGATGCAAGTTTTTGTACCTTACGGAGGTACACCGGGATTAACAGATACATACAGAGGCATGTTAGCTGTAGCAGATGGTAGCTCATGGGATCCAACTGGGAATGGTGACGAAGCACTGATGTGTTTTCTAAACGATGCTTGGGTAACAGTAGCATTTTAAGGGGCAATAATGGCAATACAAACAATAAACATAGGATCAGCAGCAAATGACGGAACAGGGGATGATTTACGTGAAGCCTTTGTTAAGGTAAATGCTAATTTTAGTGAATTAGATTTAGTTGCGGTACAGACAGCACAAAACGTAGGATCAAGCGGCGGACAAGTGTTCAAAGAACAAGTAAGTAACACTATGAGCTTTAGACGTATCGTGGGTGGCTCTAATATTAATATAACAGAGTTAGATAACACGCTAGTTGTAGATGGTACTGTACCAGATCAAAGTTACAGTGTTGTTGCTGACAACGGTTCTATATTACTAGGAAATGGCCAAAGTTTTGCTATATATGGCGGCGAAGGTGTAACAACTAGTTCTGATAATAACGCTAGTCCTAATCCACAAATTATAATTGATGCTAGTTTAGAAAACGATTTGAGTCCAGTTCTAGCAGCATCCTTAGATGCTAATAGTCAAAACATAACTGGTGTGAATAATTTATCAAGCACCAGTAGCTTGACTGGAACACTTTCTGTATCTACTACAGGAACTATAGGTACACTTATTCCTACTAATATTAAAACCAGTGGTACTGAAAGTGTTAACTATGAAAACAACTTGGGTAGATTTCTTACATGGGATTTAGGAGATATTGGAGGAGCATACGAGGGGGCTTTACAGTTTATTATAGGAAATCAAGATGTTGATCTTGGTACCTTTACTTCCCCATCGCAAGGAGAGATCGATCTTGGGAGCATATAAATGGCACTACCACAATGGACAGTAAATAACGGCCATAACTTTGGCACGTTTGCCGAAAGAGCTACGCAAAATATACCTCTTCCTTTACAAAGTACAGAAGGTGTTACTACAGCATTAATAAGTGGTAAGTTACCAACTGGTATGCGTATAGAAGATAATGCTGTTAAAGGCACACCAAACTTTCTTGCTGAAATAACAACTTTTGCCTTTGTAGTTAGAGCTACCTCAGCTGATGGTATAGCTGATAGAACTTTAAAAATTACAATAGATGGTTATGATGAGCCGCAATGGATTACAGAACCAGGATTGTTACCAGTAGGTAATAATAAAACTTATTTTATATTAGATAGTTCCCCAGTTGATTTTCAATTAGAAGTGTTAGATGATGACACACAGGTTGGAGAAGTGTTAGAATACTTTTTAGGAACAGATAGCACAGCATCTGGTACATTACCTCCTGGCTTAACAATGTCTAAAAGTGGCAGAATTACTGGTATTATAGATCCTATACGTGCCTTAGACATTAATGAAATCAAACTGGGATACGATGCGGGCAGATATGGCATAACATTTGATTGGGGTGCTAGGTCTGATGATACTATTGAAAGTTATTACTATGGTGATATAGAATTAACTAATTTAGATTTGGTGCGTCCTCCACGTAAACTTAATAGGAAATATGATTTTGTTGTTACTGTTACAGATGGCACAGCATTTAGTAGCAGACAGTTTACAATATATGTTATTACAGATGAATTTACTCGTGCTGACAATACTATCATGCAAGTAGGGACTAATGTGTTTGTAAGTGACATGACATTTGAAAGAGTGCCTATTTGGGTTACTCCAAGTGATCTTGGGCAGCGTAGAGCAAATAACTACCAAACAATATATTTGAATATTATTGACCAGCCTACCGTATCAGGTGCTATTCGTTATGATTTACAGCAAAGAAATCCTGGTGTTTATAAACTTACTGCTACAAATGAAATAACCACAGGTTATTATGACTTAACAGGAGTACTTCCATTTTTTCCTGTAGCCAATAGAGGACCAAATAGCACTTTACAGGATGGTACACCTAATCCTATCACAGTAGATGAATTTACAATAATTACACCAGAGAGTGTAAGTGAACTACCTCCTGGGTTAGGACTAGATCCAAACACTGGTGAAGTTGCTGGTATTATTCCGTATCAACCTGCTGTAAGTAGAGATTATAAATTTAGTGTCAATGCTTTACGCTTTAACGAAGACACAGGATTAGTTACTGTATTTGGAACATTTATTGAAGATACATTATCAGGCACTTCTAGTATAAAAATAGCAAAACTTTCTACGGATTTGACTGATGGAATAGACGATTTAGCAGCGTTAGTAAATCAGCAAATAGAATTAAATGGCAGAAACTATACAATTACGAGTGTAAATGATACCAATGTAGATTTTGATTTACTACAAATAAGTCCAAATTTACAACCTTTATACAAATACAATCCACTTACAGTAGCAGAATCAGCACAGTCAACAGATTATTTTTATGTTGATACTTTAAATACTACCGATGTATTATTTTATAACGAACGTGAATTAAATTATAGTAATACAGAGAAATACATAATTAAAAACGCAGCAGCATATGTAAAATACACTGTAGAAACAACAATTGATAATAATTTAGAACTTAAAACAAATATTGCTCGTCCAGATAGTAGTGCTGAATCAATGTTAGACACACTTAATGACTTTTTAGCAGTAGGAGATTTACCTGCCTATATTACTGCTACTACAGGAATAAACGGAATATACAAACTGTTAATGTATGTGCCAGAAAATAGCAATACAACCAATACCTCTTATATCAAAAATTTATTCCACACAGACGATAGTGTTGAAATTACAGCTACAAAGTTAGCAAACTATACTCGTATTGGACTAGATGTTCCATTACAAAGAGTTTTGAATGTTGGAAATACAATCAGCCTTGGTGCTTCAAAAGCAGATAGTTTTAGTAAAAGTTTTACTCAAGATGAAAGTAATATTGTTGAAAAAATCAAAACATTTGATTTAAAGTTAATTGGTGAAATAGATAGCGTATTAAGTTGGACATCTAATAGTAACTTAGGAACTATACAACCTAACTTACAAAGCACGTTTGCTGTTGAAGCTAAAAGTACATACGCCGGGGCAAATTTATCTTATTCTTTAGCAAGTGGTAGATTGCCATTTGGAATGTTATTAAGTCGTAATGGGGAAATAGTTGGCAAATTTCCTAGTATAGGTACAGTTGAGAATCCAGGACTTACAAAATATGATTCTGATAACACAACGTTCGATGGCTTAACAACAACTAATGATAGAACTTTTAAATTTACTGTGTTGGCAAAAGACAGATTTGCGTACACTAGTATTTTACAAGAATTTACTATTACTATATCAACTGATGATACTAGACTATATAGTAATCTATATGTACAACCTTTATTACCAAAAACACAAAGAGAAATATTTACAACTTTTATTAATGATCCTAATGTTTTTGATCCAGAAGTTTTATATAGACCAAGTGATCCAGAATTTGGTGTACAAAAAGAACTTAGAAGTTTAATTTTTGCTGGAATAGAAACAAATTCTGTATCAGCATTTGGTGCTGCTAGTGTAAAAGGCGTAAAAAGAAAACAATATTACTTTGGTGACATAAAAACAGCAGTCGCAAAACAACCTGGAACAAATAATTCTGTATACGAAGTTGTATATATTGATTTAATAGATCCGGCTTTGCCTAAGAGTGGTAAAACTGCTGATTTCTTTTTCCAAAAAAATAGAAGCAAACGTATTACAGTAGACAGTATTGAAGTGGAACCAATTGATGACACATTTGGTGGAGGCGCTGGTGGTGTTGATTTAAGTATTCTTAAAAAAGATGGGACTACATTTAAATTAGACCTTAGCAATCAATCTCTAAGAGTAGTTAAAAGAGGCGGCGGTATTGTAAATATTTCAGCTGTAAACACAATAAGTATATCAACTAGAGCAGGACCAGTAAGCATTGCCATTTCAAGTGTTGTAACTACAGACGGCCTAGAAGAAACTTGGAGACTCCGTCCTGATTGGACAACAATAAAAGTTGATAGTGATGCCGTACAGGTCAGCGAAGAAGAAGATAGAAAAAACTATATCTCGAATATAGAAAAAATGAGAAAAAACATTAACTCTATGGGTACTACTAGTAAAGCATTTTTACCTTTATGGATGCAGACAGCACAAGGCAATGATTTACAAGAACTAGGTTATACTTTTGCTATTCCGTTGGCATATGTTAAACCTGGCAATGGAGAACAAATTAGAAGAAATGTTTTAAATTATATTACAACCACAGGTTTTGATATTAAACAAATTGATTATGATATAGATCGGTATATTGTAAATTCAGTGACTGATGATTCTCTAGAACATTATATAATGTTCGGAAACTATCAATTTAACAATTGAAACCGATAAATAGTTAGAAGGAATTAACAATGGCAAGCGCAATAGATGTAACAAATATAGACGAAAATTATCCAATCGCTGGAATAGACAATGATAGTCAAGGCTTCCGTGATAATTTTACAGTTATTAAAACAAACTTAACTACAGCAGGACAAGAAATTAGCACGTTACAAACTAATCGTGCTAGAACAGATGCTGATAATAATCATGTTGGCAATAAAATTATTGATGCTGAGTTTGATGCGACAACTAAGTTAACATCACAATTTGCTGATACAACAAATACGTACACAGCAGATTTTGGCGTGGGTATGGTACATAGTGTAACACTTACAAATCCAGCAGGAACTCCTACTGTTAGTTTTCAAGGTTGGCCTAGTAACGGTAGATATGCTGAAATGCGTTTGTTTTTAACCATTACAAAATCAGTTCCTGTTGATACTACTTGTACGTTAAATGCTACTAGTTATAAAGTTTATGGCGATTTGATTCCTACAGGTCCAACTGCAAGTGATGGTGCTGCTAATTTCTTTAGTAGTAACAACTTTACTCATCCATGTGACGGGTCAACTGTTGTAATAGATATTTTTACATTTGATTTTGGTAGCACACTTTATTTCAAATATATAGGCACGTTTGCTTAATGCATCCAATAAGAGATTTTACCGATCTTTCTGATCAAGAGTTAGAAAAAAAATTAGTAAAATTAAATAATACTTATTTTATGACTGATTCTGATTATGTAAGACAACAAATGATTCTATTAATTGATAGTATGAAACTAGAATTAGACGACAGAAGACGCTCAAATATAAAAACAGTAAAGCAAGACCCTGAAAGTCCTCTTGACGATTTAATAAATATATCGTAAAATACACGTATGCTTATGAAAACAGATAAACTCGGTATCCCGCGATTTTCTAACCGTAATTTAATCGATATGATCTATAGTGGTCATGCGGATAAAGTTCATGTGGTATTGTGCGATACAAACGACGATGTAGACAAATTCAATGCCGCTATGGAAGAACAAGGCTTTGACAAACTACAAAAATATATCCCATTAGATGTAGATCAAAAGACTTTTGACGGTGTATGTCAAAGTGAATGGTTTATGCCTGATGAATACAAAGAACTAGATGTTGTTGCACATTTGTACAGTTTATGCGAAGGCGATGACAAACGTTTCCACAGAGTAAATGAAGAACTAGCAGAGTTCCAACGTAGAGAAATGTTTGATTTGTTGCGTTATATGATTTATCTTGTAGATTTTATGCGTGAGAACGACATTGTGTGGGGTGTAGGACGTGGATCAAGTGTAGCAAGTTACGTGTTGTACTTAATTGGTGTACACAGAATTGACAGTGTCAAGTATGATTTAGACTGGCGTGAATTCCTAAGATGAAAAACGTGTATCTTATACAGGTAAGCGATGCTTATGGGCCTAATAAATTTCTGCCTCTTAGCATTGCCTATCAATGGTGTTATGCTGACACCTTTGATTACACTTTAAAAGATACACTAATAGAAAAAATAGATCCTAGTACATATGTTCAAGGTATGGATAATCCTTTTTTAGTTGCTATGAGCAGTTACATATGGAATTGGGAATATAATAAACAACTCGCAACATTAATAAAACAAGCCTATCCAGATTGTACTATTATTACTGGCGGCCCACAAATTAGCAAACATGATCCAAAATTTTTTACAAAGTATAGTATGTTTGACGCTGTGGTACATGGCGAAGGCGAGGAAGCATTCAAAAGTATATTAGCAGGTGAAGATTGGAATAGCATACCTAATGTACAAACACCTACAAAGATGCCCAAACCCGCACAACGTAGAATGGACATAAGTGATATTCCAAGTCCTATACTAGAAGGTTTTTATGAACCTATTATGGCAAAGTATCCAAAGGATACACTATGGCAAGTTACGTGGGAAAGTTTGCGTGGTTGCCCATATCATTGTGCTTTTTGTGATATAGGTGACAGTTATTGGAATAAACTTACACTCTTTGATATTGAACGTGTAAAGTCTGAAATAGAATGGATGGGCAAAAACAAAATAGAGTATGTTAGCGTGTGTGATAGTAACTGGGGGTTACTACAAAGAGATGTTGAACTTACTGATTATGTGTTACAAACCAAACAAAAATATGGTTATCCAAAATGGTTTGATGCTACATGGGCAAAGAACAATGTAGAACGTAATTTTGAAATAGCTATGATGAATAAAAGATCGCCGGTAAACATTTTTAAAGGCGTTACTTTTGCTATGCAAAGTTTTAATGATCCAACGTTATCAGCAAGTGAGCGTTTTAACATTGATGAAACAAAAGTACAAGAATATCTTGTAAAATACAATGATGCTGATATTCCTACATATAGTGAACTGATATGGCCAATGCCAGAAGAAACCTATAATAGTTTACGTAATGGTATACAAACATTAATTGATTTAGGCCAAGATAGTTTTTTAATGATACATCCACTAGTTATCACTGACAATGCTACAATGGGTAACCCTAATTATCAAAAGAAATACGGAATAGATACAAAAACTGTTCCACTAGATACTTATTATTTGAGTACTGACGATCTTGAAAACTATATTGTTGAATACACAGGTGCTGTATATAGCACAAAGACTGCTAAATGGAATGAAGTATTACAAGGATTTATGTTTAGTTGGATAAGCATTTTAATGTATTACTACGGTTGGGGGCACTATCTTGCCAAATACATGACAACTAGAGGTATCAAAGAAACAGACTTTTTTGAAGATATGTTACAATGGATCGTTGACAATCCTGACACTTTATTGTATAATGAGTATAATATCACACAGCAGCACCATATCGATACATATCATAATCAAAAGTTTTGGGGTAGAAAAGTAAGAGGTGAAAATGATATTTACTGGGAATATAAAGGAGCAAGTAGTTTAGTACTACATGACAACAAAGATATTTTACAAAGTGAATTAATAAAATTTTTACAAGATTGCTATAGTTTAGATAATGCCGAAGACATTGTAGATTTAAATTTAAGCATGACAAGAGATAAAAACAAAGATTATCCATATGTAAAGAAAGTAAATAGAAGTGTATCACAGGATATGTTAGGTATAAATAGTGATGAATTACTAATTGATCATCACGATAAAGAAACTCCTGACGATTATTGGTGGTACCATAAAGCATATCATTGGGATAGAAAAAGTCGTTACTGGAGATGTAACGTAAAACCAGTGATAAGTAATTAAAATAGGAGATAAACATGGCACAAAATCAAGGTCGAAAAATATATCGCACCGCTAGAGGAAAGCAAGTTGACCTTGATCTATTGATTAGTCGCAACGAACTAACACCTGCTGTTGGTAACGCTAGAGTAAATGCTCGAGGAGACGAATTAAGTCCTCAAGGCGAAATCATTAGAAAAAGGGAAGACGTGCTTAAAGACTACTATCAAGCATCACGAGGTATGAAACACGAAGATGCTGTACCTGTAGCGCAACCGCAGGATGAACCGGCGCCTGAGGTTAAAGAAGCGCCAAAGAAACCCGCACCAAAGCCTAAAACAGAACAAAAAACTGTAAAAGAAGATGATGCGTGGATCGAAGACGAAGACGGTAACTTTATTAGAAAAGGTGAATAATGGCTATTAACTTGAATACTATTAACGGAACTCTAACTCCTGTTGGCAGTAGAGTGATTGTAAAAAACATGTATTTTGGAGAACAAAAAACCAAGTCTGGTTTAATTATTTCTGACGATAACGGCACATCACGTGGCATTTATCCACGTTGGGGTCAAGTACATGCTAAAGGCCCAGATAATGAAGAACCGTATGCTATCAATGACTGGGTACTTATCGAACATGGACGCTGGACACGTAGCGTAAAAATCGACGAAGGCGAAGGTGAAGTAGAATTAAGAATGATCGACGAAGAAAATGTGTTGATGTGGAGTGATACAAAACCTGAAGACGTTCATATGGCAGCAGAGGTTTAAATGACTAATCCATTTACAGATATTGAACGCTTTGGCTCAGCGTGTGATCAAGAGCCATCAGAAGCAAACTATAAAATGTATCTTGATTTGATCCGTGAAGAAACGGATGAACTAGAAGAAGCTATCCTAGATAACGACAAAGTAGAACAGTTAGACGCACTAGTAGACATTCTAGTTGTTACTATGGGTGCTATTCGTGCCGCAGGCTGGGACGGAGAAGGTGCTTGGCGTGAAGTAATGAACACAAACTTTGCTAAGATTGATCCAGACACAGGCAAAGTGCGCAAACGTGAAGACGGCAAGGTACTGAAGCCAGAAGGCTGGAAGGCTCCAGAACTTGGACAATTCATTTAAAAACTTTGAATGGTACGACATTCCTGTTGTACTGTTTTTTTCTAACCTCCTAGGCAATTTAGCTTTTGCTACTTTGTTCGGCGGCGGATTTATTACAGGTATAATGCTTGTTTTTACCTGGGAAGGTTGGAAACTTTACGAAAAATTTCGTGCGAAATCAGTTGACAACTAATACAATTAATGTTATATTAAGATATAACAAAGAGGCGCACCGATGGCTAAGTATGGACCTAAAGTATATCCAAGCGATACTATCAATACCAAAAAGCACTGGGCAGTAGGCACTGTATGGTCTGCTCTTGGTAGTAAGGGCAATGAATATCAAATAGAAATGAAAGACACGGGCTTTAGTTGTGACTGTCCTGCTTTTAAAAAGTGTAAACACATTAAACATATAGAGGAATTATTTTAATGGCTGTACATGCTATGATTGACTTGGAAACACTTGATGTAACTCCACAAGCAACTGTTTTAACTGTAGGAGGTGTAAAGTTTGATCCTAATTCAGATGCGGAACCGCATAGTGAGTTTTACTTTAAACTTGATTTGGAGGCACAAAATAGTCGCAAAATAAATGATAGCACTATTGCTTGGTGGGGACAACAAGATCCTAAAGTTCAACAAGAAGCATTCAGTGAAGATGATAGAACACATCCAACAGTATTTTTAGACCATTTACCTAAATGGATGGTAGGTGTAGATGTTCTTTGGGGACACGGCTATGGCTTTGATATCACTATTATTGAAGATATGCTACGGCACCTAGGAAAACCTATTCCGTGGCAGTTTTGGCAAGTCCGAGATTCACGTACATTGTTTGCGTGTTGTAAAATAGACCCTCGTAAAGCAATGCAAAGTGATTTACATAATGCTTTAGCCGATAGCTACTTTCAAGCCAAAGGTGTACAAATAGCATATAAGGAATTAGGAATTATATGATTATAGACAAACCTTGGAAACATGAAGTCATTGATGATTTTTTAGAACAAGAAGACTTTGATTTCTTATCAACTGTTGATATGATTACGCCCGTAGACGGTGGGATGGAGTTGAGCAAAAATCAGATTTGGAGAGACGGACAACTAAATTCTAGTTTTCCATACGATTTCTTAAAACGATTTGAAAAAAGATATTTTAAAAAATGTATTGATATCTTAGAACAACACGCTCCGGATAAGGTTGATAGTGTAAAATATATGGAATTGAATGTTGTTGTCACAGGCAAAACTTTTGTATTTCCTGTTCATCCTGATTCTGAAGATAAACTATTAAGTTGTGTAATCTATTTACAGCCAGAAGAAAACATTGGTACTATTTTGTATGACGCAGAAGATGGCGATCCTGTGGCAACTTGCGAATGGAAACAAAATCGTTGTATGATTTTTTCACGTAGTAATCAAACATGGCACAGTTATAAAAGTGATGGCAAAAGCGAAAGACGAACGTTAGTTTTAAACTTGAGAGGAGAATATGAATAGCCCTATTAATACACTACAACAGTTGATGTGTATCACAATGGAAGAGTGCGGTGAACTTACACAACGCTGTAGTAAAATAATGCGCAAGTATGAAACTTTAGACTTGATCGAAGAAGAACAACGTGTTAAACTAGTAGAAGAACTAGGTGATGTATTTTGTATGATGGAACTAATGGTTGAACACAATATCACAGACTGGATCGAATTACAAGATCGAGCAGACGTAAAATTAGAAAAACTTAAAAAGTGGAGCACACTTGTAGAATGAAAGAACTATGGGTAGAAAAATATCGTCCAAAAACAGTGGACGGTTATGTATTTAGAGATGACGCACAAAGAAAACAGATTACTACGTGGATTAAAGATAAAACTATTCCACATTTGCTCTTCAGTGGTAACGCTGGAATTGGCAAAACTACTCTTGCTAGGTTGCTTTTTAATGAGCTTGATGTTAATGACTTAGACATATTAGAAATAAACGCAAGTCGCACAAATAGTGTAGATGATGTGCGTGACAAAATTGTTAATTTTGTCCAGATGATCCCGTTTGGTGCTTTTAAGGTAGTATTATTAGATGAGGCAGATTACTTATCTCCAAACGCTCAAGCAGCGTTACGTGGTGTTATGGAAGAGTATCATAGCACAGCACGTTTTATTCTTACTTGTAATTATCCTAACAGGATTATTCCGGCTATTCATAGCAGGTGCCAAGGTTTCCATATTGCCAAAATCGATCAAACTGAATTTACTGCTAGGGTCGCTCAGATTCTCATCAATGAAGGTATCACTCCTGATTTGGAGACACTCGATACATATGTTAAAGCAACGTATCCAGACTTGAGAAAATGTATCAATATGGTACAGATGAATTCAGTTGACGGTAAACTTGTTAGCCCACAAGAAGGTGACACAGGTGAAAGTGACTGGAAACTGGATATGGTAGAACTGTTTAAAGCAGGCAAGATTCACGATGCTAGAAAGTTATTGTGTGGCACTGTACGAGCAGAAGAAATGGAAGAGATTTACCGTTGGCTTTATGACAACATTGAATTGTTCGGAACAGACGAACAACAAGACAAAGCAGTGCTAATTATTAAACAAGGCTTAGTTGATCATACATTGGTTGTAGATCCAGAAATTAACTTAGCCGCAACGTTGATAAGACTAGGACAACTTTAGTGCTTTACATAATATTTGGGTATCAAACTACGGTGCTTGACCCTAATGGAGAAATAGTAGAAGAGTTTGATGACTATAGATCAGACGGTGTAAACTTTTTAAAAGACAAGTGTGGAACAAATCTAGTTGTTCAATTTGGTTTAATTGAAAACACTGCCAAAGTAAGAAAAATATTACAAAACCTTTTTTCTGGACAAAAAGTTGATTGGTTTGCTTTTGAACCTATCTATATGTTACAAAAAGATCCTGAAGATGAATTTAGAGATTACGCAGGCGAATTTGAATTTGATTTTTGTGACGAGTACGAATTTATTTCAACTTTAAATTTTAATGTAAAATTTTACGTACCAAACAAAGGTATGGAAAATTTTTGTAAAGATACTTATTATCTTGATCCTTACTTATGGTATGAAACCAGTAGATTATCTAAAGAACAAACTTCTTACACTACAAATATAGAAAACAGTTTCTTTTGTCCTAATTATAAAGACAAAATACATAGACGAGTTTTAGCAAGTTATTTGTATTCTAAATATCCTAGTACAAGCAAAGTTAGTTATTATTTTAATGATAATAATTTTACAAATAAAGAACTTGATATTAAGGATAATAAAAATCTTATTAATAACCTTCCATTAGCACTAGCATACGACAATGGTGATCTTTTACATCATCATATGGAAAACCTATACAGAGAAAGTTTTTGTACAATCATTACTGAAACTTTCTTTGAAAGTAACTTTGCTAATTTTAGTGAAAAAACTTTGGATCCTATTTTATATGGAAGACCATTTGTATTAGCTGCTCCTCCTTATACTTTAAAACTTATACAGGATCTTGGTTTCAAAACTTTTTCTAAGTGGTGGGACGAAAGTTATGATACCGAACTTGACAACAATAAAAGATTAGCAAAATTAAAAATTGTTATAGACAATATTGCTAACCTAAACTATAATAAAACTCTTGATGAGATGTATGATGTCTTAATACACAATCAAAAAAATATAGCAACGCTTGAAGGGAAATTTGATGACTTATATCGTAAATGACGCATGTATAAAATGTAAACATATGGATTGCGTCGAAGTTTGTCCAGTGGATTGTTTTTATGAAGGCGAAAACATGTTAGTAATCAAACCAGACGAATGTATTGATTGCGGAGTATGTGAACCCGAATGTCCTGCTGATGCTATTTTACCTGATACTGTAGACGGAGCAGAACAATGGGTAGAGTTCAATGATAAGTATGCTAGTATTTGGCCAAACATTACAGTTATGCGACAAGAAGATGTGCCACCTGATGCCGAAGATTGGCAAGGAGTCGAAGGCAAAATGAAATACTTTTCAGAGGAACCCGGACGTGGAGACTAAATTGATAAATGATCTTGTACGAATTGATGTTCTAGAAGAAGAAATTAAATATTATAAATCATTAGTACAAGAACAAGACACAGGATTTATTTACACCACAATTTCTTTTTTAGAAAGCAGAATAGAAAATATAAAAGGCAATCACAATGAATGGCCTTTTAGATAAATTTGATTTAGCTCTTACAACAGATATTGATAGACTACCAGAAGATCGCAGACTTTATGAAATAGATAGCTATGATTGGTTGTCTGCTTATCCTGCACATTGGAACCCTATTAGTTTAAGATTACGTTTACTTTTTGAAGAATTATGGCCAGGCAATGGACCAGAAGAACTTCTTGATACTACAGAATGGAAAATCAAAAATGTACCAAATGCCAATGGATACAAAACTATACTTTCTGTCTATTTCTTATTACAAGAACAATATTTAGAAGATCCAATTACTATAAATTATTTGAAAAGACCAGCAACTGATCCGCAAATAATGATAGAGCCTGGAAAATTACGTGTTGATATGTTGCCTTACATGCCAAATCACAAAATACGTATTGCTACATTTGGGCTAGGGGATTATCTACCTAAAGAAAATCTAATTTCATTTGACAATCTTGTTGATTTAGGATATTATGTAAGAACAGGTTTCGCACAACCCGAAAACGATGTATACCTTAAAGGTATATATAAATCGCACGATGTTGTATCTTATTGGACTAAATGCCAACAACAAGGCATTGTAATCAAGTACAATAAAAAAGGTATGTATATCAACGATAAACGAATAGTTAAACGTAAGAACGATGGCTCTTACTTGTTAGACGCACCATTACTATATAAAGGAAAATAAATGATTAGATTAGTAAGTTACACAAAACCAACCGCAGAATTTGTAAATGAAGGTATTCAAGATAATAATCTTCTAGACCTTGTAGCGTTTTGTGCTAGAGTAAGCAATCCAGCTAATCAAATGAACAGCGAAACAAGTGAGAAACTTGTAAAGTATTTAATAAAACACGCACACTGGAGCCCGCTAGAAATGGTCAACGTGTGTATGGAGATTGATACTACACGTGATATTGCGCATCAGATTGTTCGACATCGTAGTTTTGCTTTTCAAGAGTTTAGTCAGCGTTATGCTAATCCAGAAGAAATGGGAGATCAGTTTGTAACTCGTGAAGCAAGATTACAAGATCCTAAAAATCGTCAGAATAGTATTGATACTACAGACATTGAACTACAACAGCAATGGGAAGGTTATCAGCAAACTGTGATCAATGCGGCAAAAGCAGCATACAACTGGGCTATTGACAATGGTATTGCTAAAGAACAAGCTCGTGCTGTTCTACCAGAAGGCAATACGAAAACACGTTTATATATGAATGGAACTTTGCGTAGTTGGATACATTATATTGAGCTAAGAGGTGCTAATGGAACACAAAAAGAACACATGGAAATCGCTTGGGAGTGTGCTAAGGTCATCGCAGAGATATTTCCTCTCGCAAAGGAACTCAATGCCGCAAACATTTGAACCTGCTTTAGAATGGAATGAAGACTACGCATGGTGGCCTGTGCGTAGTAGTTGGAGTAAAAAGCGTATTTGGTTAAAGAAGTTCTGGAGAGGTAAAATTTACTATGATGTAATGGGTAGGCCACCAGTAAAGGGTAATTGTTGGGAGATTATTTACAGCGAAAATGAATACTTGTTATATCTAATGCGCAAGGAAGAATCCAACGACCATGTCCCTGTATTTAAGAGTGTAAGGGGGAACAATGCCCCCCGTACTATATAAAGTTAAGCGTCTCCGTATACTTCTAAAACTTGTGTCACCGCTTCATGTCTTTCAATGTCCTTGTGATGGAAGTTTATTGCACTAATACGTGTTGCTTTTGATTGTTTCAACTGGTTAGAAAAATCGATTAATCCATTATCTTTTAATCTATCAGCCTGTGCTAAATCTCCTGTTACTGCCATTTTACTATTTTCACCAATACGTGTAAGCAACATCTTCATTTGATTAGGTGTTGCGTTTTGCATTTCATCAGCAATAATAAAACTATTCTTAAACGTTCGACCACGCATGTATGCTAAAGGTGATATTTCTATCACGCCCTCTTTTATCATACTTTCAATTTCGTTTGCGTAAAAATATTCACGAAACACATCAAATATTGGTCGTGTCCATGGTGCCATTTTTTCTTCTAGTGTGCCAGGTAGAAAACCTAAGTCTTCATCAGCACTAACGGCTGGTCTAGTTACAACTATGCGTTCTACTTCACCATCTAAAAATGCTTTAACAGCAACTTGACACGCTATCATAGTTTTACCAGTTCCAGCTGGACCTATCCCGAAGACTATGTCTTTATCCCGGTTCATTAGTTCTAGTATATATTTTTCTTGACTACGATTGCGTGGTAGTATTTTTACTTGTCGTGATTTTTGTGGTAGGAAGTTTGATAATTTTACAACATTGTTGTGATTGCTTGTGATGTGTGCTTGCCTTTTGGCTCTAGCTTTACCCATTAAGGTCCTCCTATTGTACACAGGGGTATTAGCAGGTTCCCCTGCAATGGTATTTAGTCAAAGAGGTATATTTAAATCTGCGTATATTGGTTAGCCAATACGATAAATAAGTATGTAAGTTTAAGGACGTACCATGAGTATACTAGATGAATTAGATGTAATCAAAAACATAGAAAGCATATATGAAAGCAATAGTGCTTTTAATGTTCTAAAAGATTTTGAAAGAGTTCTTGACGAACTCGATATCTATGTTTATAAAAATTGGGAAGATGGTGAATTAGCAGAAGGCCCAAAAATTGATCGGCATTGGGTAACAGCTAAATTCTTTTGGCCAAGAGAAAATATGCCAGATCCAATGGGTGGAAAGCGTTTGCTTGATTACGATTGTAAAATAGGATACCAAAAAGGTAGCATGTTACGTCCAAGAAAAATCATGACTCCAGACGATATTCGTCCTGGTACCAAAAAAGGCAAAATGGACAGACATCCTATTTGGATTGTAGAAGTTACAATGCCAAAGAAATTACTTGCTGACCTTTACGGCGCAAGTTTTGAAGATTTAGATGTACAAGATGAAACTGGGCAAGTAGACGCTGCTCCACAACAAACACCTCAAGACACACCTGAGTTAGAAGATACAGAAGTAGGCGGAGAAGTATAATGGGATTACGACCTAATGATTTAAAAGATCTAGTAAAAAATGTTTTTGAAGTAGATAGTTACCAGAGCAAAATGGGCAGTGATAAAGATATTGTTGTATTAAGTTTTACAGTGCTTGAAAAACCTGCTGCTGATGACCTTGTTCAATTTATCGAAAGTGGCTATAATTTTGTTTTAGATGCTGACGCTACAAGCGGTGAACAAAGTGATGGATACTACAGAGTATATGTAGAAATGGAACGTGATCAAAAAATTCCTGAACAAATTATGGAAATAGTAGATGGCGTACAAAAGCTAACAGGTAAAAAGTTAGGCTATAGATATTATAAAGCATTTGAACCACATCCTGCTTCGTATGAAAGTTTAGCAGAAACAATTCCTTTAGATGACGAATCGTACGAAAAAACAGTAAATGAAAACAACATGAATAATTTTAAAAACTTTTTTACAAAAAGCTATGTAGATGATATTATGATGGAAGACGATGAGCTTATAATAAAAAAAGCATATGCTGATCCTATTGGCTTTGTTGTCAAAGGATTTGGACCAACACATGAAGTCTTAGAAAATATCGAAGATAAAATAAACATGAACGACTACGCAGAAATAATGTTCCTAACAAAATATTGTGGTGATTATAATATTAGTAAATTTGGAAAAAAGACTTTAACATTTGAAAATGAAGGGCATATGCTAGTAGTAGAAAGAATATGATACCATATACTTACTGTCAAAACTGCGGAAGAACATCACATTGTGGAACCTCACAATATATGGCGTTGGAACGCACACCTGGAACACATGAGTCGCCAACTATAACAAAAACATGTAACACTTGCAGATGCGACCACTGCGCACCTAACAACAAGGAAACATAATTATGGGTAAAGAACATTTTGATTTTGATTTTGAACCGTGGATGGCAGAAGAACTCATTCACCGCAGCGATTGGAAAGATTGGTATGACGCTATGCTTGAAATCTTACCACTATGGGAAATTAATACTATTCCAAGAGTAGCAGGATTTATTGCTCAGTGTGGACACGAATCAGGAGGATTCCGTGTAATCACTGAAAATTTAAATTATAGTGCTAAAGCACTTAATACTATTTTTCCTAAGTACTTCAAGAGAGCCGGAAGAGATGCTAATCTATATCACAGACAACCTGAAAAAATTGCTAATGTCATTTATGCGAACCGTATGGACAACGGAGACACAGAAAGCGGTGATGGCTGGAAGTTCCGCGGAGGCGGCCTTATTCAGCTTACTGGACGATACAACTATACAGAGTTCGCCGAAGATGTAGATATGACAGTTGACGAAGCAGTTGATTATGTGCGTACCAAAAAAGGTGCGTTGGACAGTGCTTGCTGGTTCTGGGACGAAAACAACATCAACAAACACTGTGACAACATGGACATTTTAAAAATGACCAAACGCATCAACGGTGGTACTATTGGTTTAGAAGATCGTAAAAAGCATTGGGCACATGCACTTGATGTGCTAGGTGGTGATTATGAAGAACCAGAAGTTGAATACGACTTAAACCAAGTATTAAGAAAAGGTTCAAGAGGACCGCTGGTAGCAGAGGTTCAAGAAAAACTTGGCATAGCACCAGCAGACGGTATCTTTGGACCAGGAACAGAAAGAGCAATCAAAAGTTGGCAGTCTAGTAAAGGTTTAGTAGCAGATGGTGTATTAGGACCTAAAACATTGGGAAAGCTCTTCGGGTAGGTGGTATGGGCGCTAAATTAGCAATAGTTATGTTTATGTTATTGTTAGGTGTCGGTGGTATTGGCTACTGGTATTATAACGATACACAAGAACGCTTGGCTATTCTTACATCTAATAATGCTAAACTAAACACAGCAGTAGAACTTAATGAACAAACTATTAGTTCACTAGAAAATGACTATGAGAAAGCTTCTAGTGAACTTGCTAGTTTAAACGAAGCATACATTGCTATACGCAGGCAGAACCAAAGACTTGCTGATAAGCTACAGGAAATAGATTTAACGGCAGCAGCAATAGCAAATGCTGAAGGTATAGAACGTGCTGTAAACAGAGGCACTGAAAATGCTGGTAGATGTTTTGAACTTCTATCGGGGGCAGAACTGAATGACAAAGAAAGGAACGCTGAAAATGGCATCGCTTTTAACAAAGAGTGTCCTTGGCTTTACGATACTTATAAGTCTCGCGGCCTGCTCAACCAAACCACAGCAGATTGATATATCTACTAGTCCAGTAGAAAAACCTACCCTTACCTTACCTCCTGTTGACGAACTTAACATGCGTAATGTAGAATGGATTGTGCTTAACGAAGGCAATGTAGATTCCGTAATAGACAAACTACAAACCGAAGGCAAGGCATTTGCTTTGTATGCGTTAACAGGTGAAGGCTACGGCAACTTAGGTTTAAACTTTTCAGACATACGAGCTTTAGTACAACAGCAGCAAGCAATCATAGCAGCATATGAAGGCTACTACAAAGAGGCAGAAGAAGCACTTGATAAAGCAGTTATTGTGGACGAGTAGTATACTTGTCGTTGCTGGTTGTAACAATGTACCCAAACCCGATCCAATTGTTTCAGCACAAACTTATATAGGACTAGAAGAACGGCAAGATCGTAGTGAAATACGTGAATTAGTTGGTGTAGATCCTGTACGTACAGAATGGTGTGCGGCATTTGTAAATGCTATATTAGAAATAGATGGCATACCAGGTAGTGAAAGTGTAAGCGATGTTCCACTTATGGCTCGTAGTTTTCTCAATTGGGGCGAGCCAGTTCAACCTGAAGATATTCAACGTGGCGATATTGTAATCTTTCCTAGAGGAGACGAAGGATGGAAAGGTCATGTTGGATTTTTTATAGAAGAAAAAAACAAACGTTGGGTAATATTAGGCGGTAATCAACGAAATGAAGTGCGGTATGATTTATATATACCTAACAGAGCAATAGGTATACGTAGAGCTAAATACACACATATAAAGAGGGGCAACAATGTGGGAAATGATCGAAAGGATGGCGACGGATAGACTGTGGATTTACACAGCAATCGGTGGCAGTGTGCTTGGTGCTATATTTGTAGCATACATTAGTACAACACGTATCGGTCTATGGGGCTATGCCCAAGTAGATCGTGCTATTGACTATCTTGTAGAACGTTGGGGACTTACATGGCTAGAACAGCCTGAAGACGCATGGCGAAAAAAGTATCCAAAAATCACAGCAAAGATAGATGACTTAGAGGGCAGATTACAAAAATTGGAGGGTAAAAATGCCAAGAAAAAAACTTGAAGACTTAGACGCAGCGCCAGCAGCAGAACCAAAGGCAGATGCTGAAGTTGTGGTTCCGGCAAGTAGCAGTGGTGCTACTAAAAAAGTAAAACTAGACTTAGAAGTAGATACAAGTGTAAAAGATCTAGGACCTAATCCTTTTGCTAAAATGATTCATTTGGCACGGGCTGTAGATGCTTGGAGAATTTTTCCACGTATCTTTATTACAACTTATATCTATTTGTTATATCAATGTGTAATGTGGTACATGGAGTTACCAAATCCTACACTAGAACAATCAGGGCTTATTAGTGTTGTTGTAGGTGCTGGAGCAGCATGGTTTGGACTTTACGCCGGAACTAGCAAGAAGTAGACACTTAGCAAATAAGTAATAGTATGGACTATTACAGTATACTTGGTATAAACAAACAAGCTAATCAAGATGAAATTAAAAAGGCTTATCGCAAACAGGCGATGGCCCATCATCCTGACCACGGCGGTGACAGTAGCAGGTTTGCTCAAATCAACGAAGCATACGAAACACTTAAAGATCCAAATAAAAGACAAGAATATGACAATCCTCAAGTTAGGATGAATGTTAATTCTTCTAATTTAGATGACATTATGAATGCGTTTTTTGGACAACGTCAACAACGGCCACAAGTAAACAGAGATATAAAAATTTCTATTACCATTGACTTAGAAGATGTTGCTGTTGGTAGAGATGTTTTAGCAACTTATAAACTATCAAATGGAATGGAAAGTAGTGCTAGTATAAAAATACAACCAGGTATTGAACATGGACAAGCATTAAGGTTTAGAGGGTTAGGAGATGCTACAGATCCAAGACGCCCGCGAGGAGACTTAATAGTACTAGTTAAAATTAGACCACATACCAGATTCAAAAGAGATGGTAAAAATCTTTATACTAATATAAAAATAAGTGTGTTTGATTTAATGTTAGGCACAGATGTTATTGTTGAAAAAATTGGAGGCGGCCCTTTACGAGTTAATATACCAAAAGGCACACAACCGTCACAAGTTTTAAGTGTAGCTGGATACGGTTTACCCGATCCTAGAACTGGACGTACAGGACATATGTATGTAAACATACATGGTGTTCTACCAAAAATTGACGACCCTGAAATGGAAAGAAGGATAAAAATCTTAAATGATGAACTTAGTACTCGCACCTAATACAATGCTGGAGAATCCAGTTAAAGTATATGATTTAGAACAAATACATCCTGCGCCAATTGCGTTGGATATGATTGATGTAATGAAAAAATATGGAGGTGTTGGCATCAGTGCTAACCAAGTAGGGTTTAATGGGCAGATATTTGTGATGAAAACTATATTAAATAAGAAGTATGGTGATCCTATGGTTGTTATTAATCCGCAAATACAAGGTATTAGCAAAGAAACAGAATTAGGACCCGAAGGATGTCTTAGTCACCCTGGTTTGATATTGCGAGTAAAACGACCAATTAGTACTATTGTGTCATTTCTTACCTTGACAAATGACTATAAAGATGTTATAACTGTAGAGATGAAGTTGGATGATATTGATGCTAGAATCTTTTTACATGAATATGATCATCTACATGGCATTCAATATATAGATAGAGTGAGTCGTCTTAAGGTCAAACGAGCTGAAGAAAAAAGACTTAAAGATATTAAGAAAGCATTAAAAAATGGTAGAACCAAGTAGCGAATTACAATTAGTATTTGACAAAGCAGTAGGAGATGCTAAAAAACTTTCTCATGAGTATGTTACCTTAGAACATCTTCTCTTTGGTATGTTGTGCGAAGAAAAGTTTTTTGATCATTTAACTGAATTTGGCATTGACACAGAACTACTAAAACATAATTTAGAAAATTATCTAAAAAGTAAATTAGAAAATATCAAAATTGATATGGAGACAGTATCAAAAAAATGGAAGCCTAAGAAAACACAGACAGTTGAACGTGTGCTTAATAGAGCTTTTGCGCAAGTTCTATTCCAAGGAAGAAATACTATTGACATACCTGATGTATTTTTAAGTATACTAGGTGAAAAGAAAAGTTATGCATATTTCTTAACAACACAAGTTGGTATCAACAAACAAGAATACCAAAACTATCTGAGTATCGAAATTGGTGAAAAGGAAGAAGAAGAACAAATACAAGAAAATGCTGGAGCAGCAAATCAAGCCTTGCGTCAATTCACTGAAGATCTAAATTTTCAAGTACGCAACGGAAAAATTGATCCAGTTATTGGAAGATTTGAAGAATTAGATGCTGTCGCACTAGCACTAGGTCGTCGTAGTAAAAGTAATGTGCTTATGGTAGGTGATCCAGGTGTTGGTAAAACTGCTATAGCCGAAGGTCTTGCTTGGAAAATTGAAAATGGACAAACACCTGAGTTCCTTAAAGAATACAATGTATATGCTTTAGATATTGGATCAATGTTAGCAGGATCAAAATACAGAGGTGACTTTGAAGAAAGATTTAAATTAGTTTTAGCTGGTTTACAGAAAAAAGGTAAAACTATTATGTTCATTGACGAAGCACACATGATTTCAGGTGCTGGCGCAGGAGGCCAAGGTAGCAGTAACGACTTGGCTAATTTACTTAAACCAGCATTAGGTAAAGGCAACCTAAAAGTAGTTGCAAGCACAACTTGGGAGGAGTATAGAAAGTATTTTGAAAAAGATCGTGCCTTAATGAGAAGATTCCAGCGTGTAAGCATTGACGAACCAAGTGAAGAAACTACCATTGAAATTTTACACGGTATTAAAAAATATTACGAAGAGTTTCATAATGTTGAAATTACAGATGAAGCAATACAAGCAAGTGTTAAGTTGAGTGTAAAATATCAACCAGATAAGAAATTACCTGATAAAGCTATTGATTTAATAGATGTTGCTTGTAGTAGATTTAAAGTTAAAGATCAAACTGATGATTTAATTATAAAAGAAGAAAATATTCAATTTGAACTTGCTAAAATGGTAAAAATACCTGAAGAACAAGTTGCGGAAAGAGAAACAGAAAATCTGGCAAATCTTGAAAAGAATCTTCAAGGCAGTATATTTGGTCAAGACAAAGCAATTACAGCACTCGTTGACAAAATCCTAGTTGCCCAAGCTGGACTTAAACCTGACAATAAACCAATTGGCTCGTTTGTGTTTATGGGTCCAACAGGTACAGGTAAAACAGAAACAGCAAAGCAATTGGCACATCATTTAGGTGTAGAACTTGTGCGGTTTGATATGAGTGAATACCAAGAGAAACACAGTGTTGCTAAATTTATTGGAGCACCTCCAGGTTATGTAGGATTTGAAGATGACGCTGGTCAGTTAATTGTTAAATTACAAGAAAATCCTAACTGTGTGTTGTTGCTTGACGAAATTGAAAAAGCACACCCTGATGTTTCTGCTGTCTTACTACAACTTATGGACAACGGTATGGTTACAGGCAGCAATGGTAAAGAAGCAGATGCTAGAAACTCAGTGCTTATATTGACAACTAACTTGGGCGCACAAGAAGCTGAAAAACACAATATTGGCTTTGGTCAAAAACTTGAAAAAGAATATGAAGATGAAAGTGTCAAAGAATTCTTTAAACCAGAATTTAGAAACAGACTTGATGCTGTAATTACATTTGCTAAACTAGGTAAAGAAGTTATGCTTAAGATTGTTGGCAAATTCTTAAAAGAATTAAAAGATCAAGTCAAACAAAAAGATGTTGTAATAACTATTACAGACGAAGCATTGGATTATCTAGTTGACAAAGGATTTAATCCTAAAATGGGCGCTAGACCTTTACAACGAGTTATTGACGAACAAATTAAGCGTCCTTTGAGTAGAGCTTTATTATTTGGAGATCTAAAAAATGGTGGCACAATTAATATTTTGTTTAAAGAAAAAATTGAGTTGGAAATAAATGCTAAAGTCTGTGAAGAAGTTTGAAACTACTAAACTACATTATGGAAAATATCTATATAAAGTTACCATACGTTCTCCATTGGCTCATATATTTAGAACAGAATTACAACGAAAAGGCAATTTAGCATATGCTAGTTCAGAATTATTTCGATATGATCAACTTTACAAAGCTGGAAAGACACTTGTAAAAAAATCGTGGAGAAGTATAGACGTAGTTTCTGTAGAAGATTTTTTGTGTTGTCAAAAAATATATAGATTTTTAAAAAATTCTAGCGACTATCTTGTGCGCTGTGAATATAACACACTTAACATTTATAGTAATAATAAATCATTTATTCAAAAATTTACCACACTTAATACATGTACAGAATATTACGAACCTGATCCTACAGCAATTAATTTTTTACAAAACAACACTAATGTTATAGTAATTGATAAACCTACAAATTTTCCTATCAAAGTTACGTTTGGACGTAAGCAAGCTAAAAAAGAATTAGGAAAATGGTTAATAGCAAATACTGATAAAGCAAGAGTAGGACCGGTTCTACTTGACAATTGTTTAGTAGAGGCAAGATGGATAAAAGGACAATATATTTTTATTAGAGATGAAAAAGTATTGTTTATGATACAATTAATTTGTGGTGATAATATTAGCCGAATCGACAAATTAGTCTACAAAGAAGATATAGATAAATAACATATAATAGAAACTAAGGAACACCAATGGCTTATTTTGTACGTTTAGTAATGGAAAAACAAGAAGTTTCTCTAGATGAAAGTATCTTCGCAGAACAGCAGATTTATACAGAGAACGATAACAGTTATATAGAAATCCCTTTAGCAAGAGAGTTAGACGAAAGTGAAGCAGATGAGTATGCTGGCAAATTAGCAAACTATATGTTTGAAATGGGCCATACAGACTTTGACATCGAAATTATGGGCGAAGGCGATGTAATTGATGAAGAAACTTACGACGGTGACGAGTTTCATGAAGCATATGGTACTATGTGGTTCAATGAGGACGACGAGCTCGACGAAGCAGAATATCAAGGTCGTAAAGTATCACTTGGTAAACCAATGCGTGGCGATGTAAAAAAGTTTAAAGTATATGTCAAAGATCCAAAGACTAAGAATGTTAAAAAAGTAAACTTTGGTGATCCTAATATGAAAATAAAAAAATCAAATCCAGCACGTAGAAGAAGTTTCCGTGCTAGACACAATTGCGACAATCCGGGTCCACGTACAAAAGCACGTTATTGGAGTTGTAGAAAATGGTAATGATTAACGAAATCTTTGACAAGAAAGCAATCGAAGATTTAAAAGTCGGTGATCAATTACCATTTGATATTATTGAAGACTTAAATGTTTTCATGAAAAATGATCCAATGTTTTACCGCAAGCAAACATATCCGGCAATGTGTGCTGTACAAAAAGCAGTACAAAACGGCGGGAAATATAATAAAAAAGACCTACTACCTATGATTGATAAAGCAATTGAGTCTTACTGTACTGAATTCAAAATTCCAAAGCGTCCGGCAGACATGCTCACTGATGCTGAAAAAATGGAATGTGTATCAAGATTATTAAGAGGTGAGGTAGAGAATTTTCGTAACGGAGAATACTAATGCGTTACAGCGAATTCAAGATACTCACTGAAGCCAAAGTAGGCAGAGAATATAATCATTTAGAAGATCTTGTTTTTATTGATGGTAGTGCGGGTGCTACTAAAGCAATCGATATTTTACGTAAACTTGGCAGCGATAGCGGAGACGTAGCTATAAAATGGGATGGTTATCCTACTATGTATTATGGTCGTGAACCTAATGGCGAATTTGTTTTAGTAGGTAAGAACGGTTGGAGTAAAGGACAAACTGCTAAATCTCCACAAGAACTTTACCAATTCATTACAAACACAGGTAAAGGCGAAGACTGGCGTGAAACATTTGGTAGAGATATGGCTGCTATATTCAGTATAATGGAAGCATCTACTCCAGTTGATTTTAGAGGATATGTTTATGGAGACTTGTTATATCATCCTGGTAATCCTGTAGAGTCAACAGCAGAAGGAATAAATTTTACACCTAATTTAGTAACCTATACTGTAGATCCAAACAGTCAATTGGGTAAAAGAATTGAAAATAGTAAAGTAGGTGTAGTTGTACATACAAAGTATCCAGCATTTGGCGATCCTTCAGGCAAGCCAATTAAGGATGTACAGGAATTAAACAGTAACGATGCTGTTGTCTTAGGACAAACATATGTTACACACCAGCCTACTATTGATACTTCTGAAGTAGACAATATAGAAAAATTTGCCAGCCAATATGGTCAAAGCATAGATAACTTTCTAGCACCAGTAGCAGGGTTAAGTGATATGAAAAATATAATTTACACTTATGTAAACCAAACTAGCAGAGCAGGTAATCTAAAAGGCTTAGAAAAAGGATTCTTTGATTGGTTAGCTGGCAGTAAAGTAAGTGCTAATAAACAAGCAAAAATAAATGATATGGCAAAGGCTAATCCTAATGCGTTACCTGCTGTGTTTAGCTTAGTTAAACAAATTATGAAAGCCAAGGATCATATTATTCAACAACTAGATGACGCTCCTTCAGATGTTAAACAAAGCACTAAAGGAGAAAAAGGCGGTGAAGGTTATGTGGCGCTAGGAAGCAAAACAAAATTAGTGCCAAGAACAAGGTGGACGCCGTCATGAAATTCAAAGATATAACAGAAGCACCAAAAACAGCAGTTCTAGCATTTGGACGCATGAATCCACCTACAATAGGACATAAAAAATTAGCAGACAAAGTAGCAAGTTTACCTGGCGATCCTTTTATCTTTGTAAGTCAAAGTCAAAAGCCAAAAACAGATCCATTAAACTTTCCTGATAAACTAAAATATGCTAAAGCCAGTTTTCCAAATGTAACTGTAGGTAGTAGCGATGTAAAAACAATTATACAAGCGTTACAAAAAATAGAAAGCATAGGTTATGATAATATTATCTATGTTGCTGGCAGTGATAGAATACAAGACTTTACTACCTTGATTAACAAGTACAACGGCAAAGAATACAATTTTAACAAAATAGATGTTGTAAGTGCTGGCGAGCGTGATCCTGATGCTGAAGGTGCTGAAGGCATGAGTGCTAGTAAAATGCGAGCGGCCGCAGCAGCAGGTGACTTTGATAGTTTTAAACAAGGTGTTGCTAATCCAAAAATTGCTCAACAAATGTTTACTGATGTAAGAAAAGGAATGGGCATCACAGAAATACTAGGCTTTGCTACTCGTACACCTAAACGCACAAGTATAAAAAAGAAACCTGAGAAGTTTGAACCAAGTGTACAAGATAGAATTGCTGCTCGAAGAAAAGCAGCAGCAAAGGGTGACAAAGATGCTTGGAAAAGTAAAAAAAAGGTTGACGAAGGTTACAAATTACAACTAGAGCGTGACACTGATATGATGGTATTACATATTGTTGATACTGAAACAGGCAGACGTACAGAAGTTCGTGGCAAGCTAGGCTATGAATCAGGCAACTATGATCCTAATGACAAATTACACATGCTACTAGATAAAATTGGCAAAAGTGCTGATATTTCGCAGCTAATGAATGGTGAGCCTGTAGGCATTAATCCAAAGCACCCACAAGGTGCTAGTGCTAAGGCTGCTACTGACAAAGCATATAATGAATCAGACGTGCCGTTGGGCAAGTATCTATTCCATGTAACATATGCAAGCGGGTTAACAGGAATGTTAAGAGATGGTCACTTAGGTGAACCAGATGAATATTTTAGTATGACAGCAGATCCAAAATATGTAGTGTCGGGCAATCCAGAAGTACAAATAGTCATCGATACTGCTCGTGTAAGCAAAATGGAAACATTTGAAAAGCATGTAGAAGATTGGGAAAGTACTCCAGGAGCAGGTGATTGGGCTAAAGGCGACGACGGTGATTTTGAAAGTGAGTACAGGGTAGAAGAAACGATACCTTGGAACTATGTAGTAGCAGTAAAAATCCTAAAGTCTAAAGCAACACCAGAAATAATAGAACTAGCAAAAAAACGTGGTGTGAAACTAGTTGGCAAAGATAACAACGTAACTGAAAACGTTGCATATAATGAAAGCACAGAGCTAGATAGTCTTAGAAAATTTGTTAGGTCTCAACGAGAAGCACCCGATCAAGTTCTTTATCAAATGATGATGGCGCCAGATACTTATGGACACGCAGCATCAAACTTTGTAAGAAGTTGGTATGAGAAAACAAAAGAAGAAAATGGTTTAAATGATGTAGATTCAGCGTTAGAAATAATGGTTGATCAACTTGGAATGAATGAAAACTTTGCTGATGGTAAAGTAAAAGGCAAAAGCAGACCAGGGCGTGTAAAGCGTTCAGGTGCTAGTTGTAATGGTAGTGTTACAGCACTACGCAAGAGGGCTAAAAATAGTAGTGGTGAAAAAGCGAGGATGTATCATTGGTGCGCAAACATGAAGTCGGGCAAAAAGAAAAAATAGACTGGGCAGTAGAATACCCAGACGGTTATAGCAGAACGTGGAGAGAACACGAAGACATGAGCATTGATGATATAGAATGGGCGCACTACATAGCCAAGTACAAAGAACACGAAGCAAATAGAACAAGCACAAACGAAAGAAACAAATACTGGAATGAATATAGAAGATCTAAATGAAGATGCTAGAATCGTAAAAAATGTTAACACTACCGCAGATGTTGATATTGATCAAATACCAGTGGAAGCAATTAAATTAGGCAACAAAGTCACAATAGACGGTGTGCCGCCATTTTTACGTGTAGATGGTAAACTAAAAGAACAGCGTTACACAGCGTATGAATGGAGTGTAATGGAGGGTGGACACAGTTTAGAAGAGCCAGAGGCAAAACCTAAACTGTTTGATTTCGATAAATACTAACATGTTCATTAGAGAGACTTTTAAAAAAACACCATTTTTAATGTTTATGGCTGATTTACGTATCAGACAAAAATTTTATAGCCAAGCTATAAAAGTCCAAACCAGTGCTCGTAATGTAATTGAAGCACGTAAGCAAATTATGGCACAATATGGTCCAGAAACAAAAATTATCTCACTAAGGAGAATCAAATGAATTTACGTGAGATTACAGGTGGAGGCAAAGATGCTCATCAAGCAAAAGGCAAAGATCCAATGCCTAAAGCAAAAGGTGGCAGAAAAAAACATCCTTTAAAGCATCAATTAGTAGGCGATAGTATAGAACATGAACTCGACGAAGCAGCACCTGTTATAGCCGCAGCTATATGGCTTATTAAATGGGCAGCAGTACGTGGCGCATGGCCTGTATTAAAGTTTATACTAAAAAGATATGGCGGTAAATTAGCATTTGGCGCAGGAGCAGTAGCAGCAATTGATCAAGGATGGGATTGGGTAATTAGTAAAGTTGGCGAAGAGTATGCCCAGATGCTTATTGATAACAAATTTGAAATTGGAATGGCAGTAGCATTAATAATGGGTGCTGTAGCATTACAAAAAATCTTTATGAAAAAGGGTGACGAAATTGTCGCTAAGTATCAAGAGTCAATTAACGAAATGACCAGTGCGGGCGGCATAGCAGCAGTAGCAATGCCAATGGGCACATTACAGCGTAGAGGCACAAAGCCAAAACGCAAAGCAAAAAAGAAGAACAGATAAATAGTAGTAATCGGAGAATACTATGACAACAGTAGATGAAAAATCAAAAGGTTTGTATTACAACGTAAACAAACGTAAGAAAGCAGGAACAAGTCGTCCAAAAAATCATCCTAAAGCGCCAAGCGCACAGGATTGGAAAGATGCTGCTAAAACAGCAAAAGAAGACAACCAAATGGGTATGGATCCAAAGCATAGAGAAATCGCTGGCTTAGGACGTAAAATGATCGACATGGCATCTAAGATGACAGGTACAGATGATAATACACTTATGATGGCAAATGCTTTATCTCGTCTTGGCGACACACTTACAAACTTTGGTGCTAACTTTGGTCCAAAGAGCATGGAAGATGTTGTAAGAATTACAGGCATGGACAAACCAGTGATCTCCGCACTGATTAAAAAAGCCAAAAGCGACACAGGTTCTTCAACTAACCAAGCAGCAGAAGGCAACGAGTTTGCTAAAAAAGTTGCTGACTTAAAAGCAAAAGGTGCTAAACCAGGAACTAAGTTTAAAACATCAGACGGTCAAGAACATGTACTTGAAGGTCTTGCTGATATGGCAGATATTGCCGAGCGTGATCACGAAGTACAAATGGCAAGAGCAGAGCTTTATAAGATTGCCAAGTATAGTATCAAACTACATGACATGATGAAAAGTATAAGCGAAGCTGAAGGTCTTGAAGGATGGATGCAGAGTAAAATTACTAAAGCAGCAGATTACTTAGGCAGTGTGTATCATACTCTTGATTATGATCAATCACCAATTGCTACCGAATCACATAAGTTTACAATGTCAGAAAACGATGTCACTGCGTATAAAAATACATTAGCAGAAAAGATGTCAAAAAAAAAATAAAGTCAGCCCATAAACACGCAGACAAGTTAAAGAAAGATAAAAAAGCAAAGTCTAGTATCACAAAATGGGCTAAAGACAAAGGAATGGATCCAGAAGGTGCTATGTACGCAATAGCAATGAATAGGGAGAAAAAGAAATGAAAATATCTGAAGTAACCGATCACACTTGCGAAGAGTGCGGCAATGTAAGTTGGACCACATTAGACGAAGAAAAGAAAAAAGGTAGCCACGGAAAAGTATGCTGGAAAGGCTATCGTAGAGGAAAAGGCAATAGTTGCCATAAGGTAAAAGGCGACGGCTAGTGTGCTTGTATAACGACGGTGTTATATTAGAAAAACAACTTTTTGACAAACAAACTATAAAAAATATAAAAGAAAGTGTTTCAGCATTAAAACCTGATCACGGGTTTGATCATAACCTTGAATTCACTGTTGATAAACCAAAAAACCTATACAGTCAATATTGTTCAGAAAACATAGACGATAAAAGTTTTTCTATCCTAAATAATAAAATTAAAAAAATAGTAAACGAGCACATAGAAGATGCTGTGCCTTTTGGTAATGGAAATGTAGTTGTACAAAATTCAGGATATAATGCTGTCATGCCACATCTTGATTGTCCTTACAGATTCACACAATACAATTATGAAAAAGATTTACTTGGCGTATTGGCATTTGTACCTTTAGATAATTTTACCAAAGAAAACGGTGCTACAGGGTTTGTAAAAGGAAGTCATAAATTTCACTTGGATAATGTAAAATGTTATGAAGGTCATTATAACGATTTTTATAATGACAACCATGAGCAAATTGAATGCAAGATTGGAGATGTAATTATTTGGAACGCAAAAATATTACATAGCGGCATGCCTAATCATACTAAGTATTCAAGGGCTGGTATTGCTATAAATTATGTTAGCAATAGTATTATGGATAACCTATACAAAATTATGAATGAACAAAGTCATAGTGAGCAATATAGAAATGACGTTTGAAGAAAACATACATAACTGGATAGAAAAATTCCTAAGTATACCTAACACGACTTTTAGTAATCTGCCTCCTTGTCCCTTTGCTAAACAAGCAATGTTAGAAGACAAAATACAATGTGTTGAATTAAAGGCTATAGATCGACTTAGCATTGGTGAATATTTTATATGCGAATTAGAAAACTTTTCTTATCATTGGCCTAGAAAAAAAGAAGTAGTAATATTAGGTTGCGACCCACAATTAATCACTAGCGAAGAATTATCTCGTGCTGTAGGACATGCTAACGATCAATTTTTACATAACAGAGGATACATTGCGCTAGAGGATCATCCAGACGAAGAAGAAAAAGTTAATGAAGTAATTTTAAACAATGGCCAATATGCCATTGTATTTTTACAGGATTCAAAAAAGTTAAATACAGCAAGAACAGCATTACAAAAACAAAATTATTATGTTAACTGGGATGCCGAATACTATGCTGATGTAACTGAAATATGACAAGTAGAATCGATTTAACAAAAACAACATATAAAACAATTGATTTTAAATTGTTGTCTAGTAATGAATTTACAGAATGTGAACAAATATACAAACAGTATATAAGATACAAAAACTTTGAAGAAATATATCCAATTTTTAGAGAAGACTGGGATCATTCTACAGTTTTTGGATATTACGACAACAACCAATTAGTAGCATGGAGTGCTTATTATGTATATCCTAGTAAAAGCACAGCACATGCGGATCAATTTGCTTGGAACTACAAGAATCCTAAACTTAAATTAGGTTACAAATCTTTGAGAAGTGAATGTGCCTATTTTAGAAATATAGGATTTAAATACCTAATACTCGGAGATCTATACAGTTACAAACAAGAGCTTAAAGGATTTGAAACAATAAATATAGATTCACCAGGCGCATTTGAGTCTTGACTTATTACATATAATAGTATATAATTAAATTAAAACAAAAGGAGCAAGTATGAGTGACAGAGTTTACGGCGCTGAAGAAAAAGCTAAACTAGAACGTCTAGTAAAAGAAGGTGTAACAGTATTACAAGAGATTGAAGATTTACAAGGCGGATTGAAAGAAACTGTGAAAGCAGTAGCAGAAGAACTTAACGTAAAACCTAGTCTTATTAATAAAGCAATTAAAGTTGCTCAAAAAAATGACTGGTCACGTCATCAAGATGAATTTGAAGATCTTGAAACCATTGTTGCTACAACTGGATATGATAAAGACTAAGTACTTTAAGGAGTTTACATGAATCGAGGCAAAGTAGAACCAGTTTGGCAAGACCAAAGTTTTTATAATTTAGATTATGAAAGTCGCGGTGGTTATGGGCAAGATGAATACATCATGTATGGGCACGATCCATACAAAGTAATAATTAACAATGATGTATATGTTGGCCCAATGTCTAAGATGCCAGACTTTAGTAGCAATGTGATTGAACAACTTCCAACTCATGATAGTTATAGTGTTGCTTTTTACAGAACACCACCAGGTAACATATTGCCAGTACATAAAGATATGTATTGTAATTATATGAAAATGAACAACATATCAGATGTTAACAAAATTACTAGATACATTGTTTTCTTAGAAGATTCTAAACGTGGACATCTTTTTCAAATAGAAAAAGAAGTGTTAGCAGACTGGAAGCGTGGAGATTGGATTAGTTGGACAGGCAGTACTTTACATGCGGCATATAATATGGGTATAGAGCATAGGTACACAATGCAGGTTACCTGTTTTGATAACTAGAATATTAGATTACTTTAAAGAGAGTTATAGATTATCTCCAGTAGCGTTTTACTGTGAAATGGCCGAAACAACTTTATTAATGGCTGCTTCAGTAATACTTACTTTTACTGTGTTAGATCCTGCTACTGAACTTTTTATACCAATGTATTTAATAGGTAGTATACTAGGTGTCATTAGCACAGTTATACGAAAGGCAGCATTTGCTATTATATTGTGTGCTTGGTTTGTGCTTATGAATTCTCTTGCTCTAATACAACTTTTCGTGTTATAATAATAAAAAGGAATATAAATGCCATACGTTGATGCTTTTTTTGATAGAGATGCTGATATTATTCGTGCCGTTGAACGCCGCGATGGCAAAAGGCATTATCAAGAATATCAAGCAAAGTACACATTTTACTATGAAGATCCACGTGGCAAATACAAAAGCATTTATGGTGATCCATTAACACGTATTGTATGTAAAAACACAAAAGACTTTCGCAAGGAACTTGCTATAAACAAAGGCAAGAAAATGTTTGAGTCTGATCTTAATCCTATATTTCAATGTTTAAGCGAACACTATCTTAATCAAGATGCTCCTAAAATGAATGTTGCTTTTTTTGATATTGAGACAGACTTTGATCCAGAGCGTGGCTTTGCTGATCCAAGCGATCCTTTTATGCCTATTACTGCTATTACTGTACATTTACAATGGCTAGATGCTCTTATTACTTTTGCTTTGCCGCCAAAGACACTAACTATGGAAGAAGCACAGGCAGAAGTAGAAGATTTTGACAATACATTCTTGTATGCTAATGAAGGCGAAATGCTAGAAGCGTTTCTTGATATTATTGAAGATGCTGATATTATAAGTGGTTGGAACAGCGAAGGTTATGATATTCCATATACAGTCAATCGTGTAAGTAGAGTGCTGAGCAAGGATGATACAAGACGTTTTTGTTTGTGGAAGCAACTTCCTAAAAGACGTGAGTTTGAAAAGTATGGCAAAACTGCTGAAACATTTGATACTGTTGGCAGAGTACATATGGACTATCTTGAACTATATCGCAAGTACACATATGAAGAACGCCACACATACAGACTAGATGCTATCGGCGAATTGGAAGTTGGTGAAAACAAGACTGTGTATGAAGGCACACTTGATCAACTTTATAACAATGACTTCAAGAGATTTATTGAATATAATAGACAAGACGTTGCCCTACTTGACAAACTAGATAAGAAGTTAAGGTTTATTGACTTAGCAAATCAAATTGCACATGACAACACAGTGCTATTACAAACAACAATGGGTGCTGTAGCAGTTACAGAACAAGCTATTGTAAATGAGTCGCATAATAGGGGCATGCAAGTTCCAAACAGAAAAGAACGTGATGGACAGACAGCAGCAGCTGGTGCTTATGTTGCGTTTCCTAAAAAAGGTTTACATGAATGGATTGGTTCAATGGATTTGAACAGTCTGTATCCAAGTGTTATTAGAGCAATGAACATGGCACCTGAAACTATTATAGGACAAATTAGATTAGAAATAAGCGAAGCTCGTGTACAAGAAGATATGACACTTAAAAAGAAAAGTTTTGCGGGCAGTTGGGAAGGCAGATTTGCTACTGAAGAATATGAAGCTGTAATGGATCAACGTAGGGATGTATCTCTTACTATTGACTGGGAAGAAGGTAAGGAGCCAGCAGGCAGCACTAGTGATGTTCTAAGTGGTGCTGAAATACACAAACTTATTTTTGATAGTCAAATGCCGTGGATGCTTAGTGCTAACGGCACTATTTTTACTACAGAATATGAAGGCATTATTCCTGGTATTCTAAAGCGTTGGTATAGCGAACGTAAAGATCTACAAAAGATGTTAAAGAAAGCAAAAGATGCTAAAAATGACGCAGAGATTGAATACTGGGATAAACGTCAGCTAGTTAAGAAGATTAACTTGAACAGTTTGTATGGTGCTATTTTAAATCCTGGTTGTAGATTCTTTGATAAACGTATTGGACAGTCAACTACACTTACAGGTAGACAGATTGTTAAGCATATGAGCGCAGAAGTAAACAAAGTTGTTACTGGTGAATATGATCACGTAGGCAAAGCTATTATATATGGCGATACAGACTCTGTGTATTTTAGTGCGTGGCCTGTGTTAAAAGATGAAGTTGCTCAAGGTACTATACCTTGGGGTAAGGATAATGTTATTACATTGTATGATCAGATTTGTGAACAAGCAAACACAACATTTCCAGACTTTATGATGCGAGCATTTCATTGTCCAAAGTCACGTAGTGATGTTATTGCGGCGGCTAGAGAAATTGTTGCTGAAACAGGCTTGTACATTACAAAGAAACGTTATGCGGCATTAGTATATGACTTGGAAGGCTTTAGAACAGATGTTGATGGTAAACTAGGCAAAGTAAAAGCAATGGGGTTAGATTTAAAACGCAGCGATACTCCTGTGTTTATGCAAAACTTTTTAAAAGACTTATTAGATATGGTACTACAGAAAAAAGGTGAAAAAGAAATACTAGATGCTATAAGTGATTTTAGACGTGAGTTCAAAGAACGTCCAGGATTTGAAAAAGGATCACCTAAACGTGCTAACAAGATTGGACATTATCAGCGTCTTGAGGAAAAGCAAGGCAAAGCAAACATGCCTGGACACGTAAGAGCCAGCATCAACTGGAATACACTTAAACGTATGAATGGTGACAAATACTCACAAGAGATTGTAGATGGTATGAAAGTTATTGTTTGTAAACTTAGACAAAATCCATTGGGTTTTACTAGTGTTGCTTATCCAACAGATGAACTACGTATTCCAGACTGGTTTAAAGAACTTCCATTTGATAGTGACGCTATGGAAGAAGTGATTATTGACAACAAACTAGACAACTTGATTGGTGTGTTGAAATATGATTTAGAAAGTACAAAACAAAAGACAACATTCAATAATTTATTCGAATGGGACTAACATGAAATTTTTTATAACAGGTACAAGACGTGGTTTAGGTAAAGCACTAGAAGAAAAATATGGAAATTGCGGAAGTTTAGAAGAATGTGATGTTTTCATCAATTGCAAACACATAGGGTTTGATCAAGTTTATTCCTTATATGAAGCTGCGGATCTAAATAAACGTATAATCAATATTAGTTCCAATTCAGGTGATGGTATTAAAAATAAACCGCATGTATATGCTATAGAAAAAAATGCTCTTGACAAAGCCAATGAACAGTTGTATTATCAAGGAATCGATACAACTAGTGTAAGATTTGGATGGATTGATACTCCTCGAGTACAAGGCGTAGAAGAACAAAAAATGAGTGTAGAATATTGTATATCTGTAATTGATTGGATACTACAACAGCCGCATAAAATAAAGGAAATTACAATTACACCATGAAAGTAGGATTTACATGTAGTACATTTGATTTGTTACATGCTGGACATGTGCAAATGTTACGTGAAGCAAAAGAACAGTGCGATTATTTAATTTGTGCTTTACAAATGGATCCAAGTGTAGACAGAGCTGAAAAGAATGCACCAGTCCAAACTATTGTAGAGCGTTACACACAATTAAAAGGCGTAAAGTATGTGGATGAAATTATTCCATATGGCACCGAAAAAGACCTAGAAGATATCTTGACAATGTATCATATAGATGTTAGAATACTAGGAGAAGAATACAGAGACAAAGACTTTACTGGTAAGGATATTTGCCGTAAGCGTGAAATAGATCTGTATTTTAACAAACGTGATCATCGCTTCAGCACAAGCGATCTTAGAAAAAGGGTATGTGAAGTATAATGTGGATATTATTTGTAATTAGTTTTGTGCCTGATTTAAATGAATATAAAGTCACAAAATTCAACACCTACAATAACAGAACACAATGCGAAATAAATCAGACTGTATTAAAAGCACTGTTTGAAGAAGATGAAAAGGCGGTTTGTGTATATGAATAAGTTTGTTTTTGATGTTGACGGGACTCTTACTCCAAGCCGTGGCAAAATGGATTATCAATTTAAAGCATTCTTTAATACATTTTGCTTGGTAAATGATGTGTATCTTGTTACAGGCAGTGATAAAGAAAAAACTATAGAACAGATTGGCGAAACATATAACCTTGCTAAAGTTGTATACAATTGTAGTGGCAACGATGTATACAGTTCTGGTGTAAATATTCGAAGTAAAGAATGGACTGCTCCTAAAGAACTTATGGATCTAATGTATGGTTGGCTACAAGCAAGCAGTTTTCCTTTACGCACAGGTAATCATATTGAAGAACGTCCAGGTTGTGTGAACTTTAGTATAGTTGGTAGAAATGCTACACTAGGTGAACGTAAATTATATATTAAACACGACTTAGAAAACAAAGAACGTGAAAGTATAGCATATCAAATCAATCTTGAGTTTCCAGAAATCACGGCAAAAGTAGGAGGAGAAACAGGCATTGATATCTATCCTACAGGCTGGGATAAAGGACAAATACTTGATGACTTTAATGATTTTGATCGTGTTATTTTCTTTGGTGACAAAATGGAACAAGATGGTAACGATTATCCACTAGCAAGTAAACTAAAACATCCTAGTAAAGCAATCCGTGTTACTGGATGGAAAGACACTTGGGAAAAGTTAAAAGAATATGCTTAAAATAGGTATTGCTGGGTACGGGTATGTAGGACAAGCCCACCATCAAGCACTTAAAGAATATTATGAAATACTAATTAGTGATCCTGACAAAGGACACTATGACGATTTACGACATTGTGATGCTATTATTGTATGTGTTTCTACACCAATGAATGAAGATGGTAGTTGTGATATGTCTAACGTAGACGCAGTGATTGATGATGCTAAAAATGTTCCTATTTTAATCAAAAGCACAATCAGCATAGAAGGCTGGCAAAATTTACGGGCTAATTTTACTCATGACAAAATTTGTTTTTCACCAGAATTTTTAAGAGCAGAGTCAGCACTAGACGATTTTAAAAATAATAACACTATTCTTATGGGCGGTGATGATATTGGATTTTGGCAAGATTTGTTTTTAAACGCTATGGGCAATATCAATATCTTTACTGCGACACCGGAAGAACTTATTCTTGTAAAATATTTCCGCAACAGTTTTCTAGCAACCAAAGTTGCTTTTTTTAATGAAATTTATGACTTGTGTGAAAACACAGATACTGACTACAAAAAAGTAGCAGAATACATTGGCTTGGATCCTCGTATTGGATCAAGTCATACAACAGTAACCAGTGAGCGTGGATTTGGAGGACATTGTTTTCCAAAAGACGTAAGTGCTATATTAAAAACGGCAGCTAATTTTGATAAAAATCTAAATATACTTGAAGCTGCTAACAACTATAATAAAAGGATCAGAAAGTGATAGAAATAAAACCAGACCCTACCTTGAACGAACTTAGAAAAATATTCAACCAACATGGTTTAGAATTTTATATTAAGAAACAAAAAGGGTCTGTTGTTAAAGTTCACTTTATGATCACAGAGGAAGAAGAAAATACTTGACTTTCGACAACATAGGCTTTATACTAACACAATAGGAGACAAACATGAAAGACATTCTAAAAGACATTATTGATCACACGCATAAACTAGGATTTATTGCGCAGTTAAAAGTTACAAATGATAACGATACTGTAATTGAATCTATGGCAGAAGACAGAAGTGTGATTATGACAGCAACAACACACTCTCCAGTGGCAGAATTTACAGGTACATTTGGTATGCCCAACTTAGACAAGTTGAATTATCATTTGAACAATCCAGAATACAAAGAGGATGCTAAGATTGAAGTAGTTCAAGGAGAAAGCAATGGTGAAAAAATGCCAACACATATTCACTTTGAAAACAGGTCTAGCGACTTCCAGAATGACTATCGTTTTATGAATAAAGCACACATCGAAGAAAAGTTGAAAAGTGTGACTTATAAAGGTAACAGTTGGGATGTAGAAATTACTCCAAACATTGCTAGTATTGAACGTATGAAACTAATGGCAGGCGGTAATAGCGAAGAAGTACTTTTCCAAGTTCGCACAGTTGATAACAATTTGAACTTTTACTTTGGTGAAGAAAATACACACAGTGGTTGGTTAACTTTCCAGCATGGTGTTGAAGGCACACTTTCTCATACTTGGGCATGGCCTATTTCACAAACACTTGCTATTTTAAATTTGTTTGGTGAGAAAACAATGAAAATTACAGACCAAGGCGCTATGATGATCAGTGTTGATAGCGGAATGGCACAGTATGATTACATTTTACCAGCACAGCAGAAATAATGAATGAAAACAAATCTCACAGAATCGCAAAAAGACTACTCTGTATTTTTACCTAGTATCAGTGGATTTTATGCTACATTTATAGGCAAACAAAGATACAGCGAATACGTAGAGCAAGCACGTATACCTAAAGGTATTGGCACTGTTGAAAGTCTTAATTTTTTGAATCCTAATGAAGGAGCGTTCCATTACAAATGGGCGCTCTATTCTGCTGGACATGCCGACTTAGATGTAACCAAGCATGTAGAAAAAGAAGATATGTGTCGTAACCGTGACAGAGATAATTCATGGTTGCTTGGTGACTCGGGTGGATTCCAAATTGCTAAAGGATTATGGCCTGGTGATTGGACTAGTGAAACTTGTCCACATGCTAACAAGAAGCGTGAGCTGGTTGTAAACTGGATGGAAGCATATATGGACTATGGTATGATGCTTGATATTCCAACATGGACATTCCAAAGTCCTAAAGCAGCCGAAGCAGCAAATATCCGTAGTTATGATGACGCTGTGAAAGCAACACACATTAATGCTCGTTATTATATGAAACATCGTCGAGGCAACTTTAAAGTATTAAACGTCCTACAAGGAAGTAATCATACAAACGCAGATAGTTGGTATGAAGAATTTAAAGGTTACTGTGATCCAAAACAATATCCTGATACACATTTTAATGGTTGGGCTATGGGTGGACAGAACATGTGTGATGTACACTTAATTTTGCGTAGACTAGTTCATATGATACATGATGGA